CGGTAACGGAATCATCGGCGAAAGTAGCAAGGTACGTTGCAAGATACGTCTCGAAAATCTCTTTGAGATCTCGTACATGGGTAAATGCGATATAATAGTTTGCATCGAATGACATTTACCATCCTCCCACATCACCATGCACCATATACCAGTGCAGAGTGCGAATAATCCGCAAACGGAATTGACTTGTAATGATTAACATTGGCCGGCGTGGTATTTTTGTTCTCGGCGCACGTGATTGGTGATATACGGCATAGTCTACTTGTGTCCCGACATACCATGCACGTGGCGAGACCATTTCACACGCCAGCCGATGATTTGCATTAATAAGCGAATCTCGCATTTCTCCAGAACGCACAAGTATCGGATGATAAGCCCCGTATCCTTCACGTGCCCGCTGTTTTGCTGTAGATGCCGCGAGCCCTACCCAGCCTCCAGCCTCAGCCCCTTCTGATTCGAAAAGTTTTGCAATCTCTTCTCGGTATTTAGTTATAATGTATCGAAACGCCGGAGTCGGATCGTCAAGTCTCCCAATTATCCGGTTGAATTTCATTGCAAGAAGACCCTCGTCTCCGGAACGCATTCGAGCACCCATAACAAACGGCTGCTGTGCCGTACTCTGAAATCCTGCACAAATATCGTTCATTACCATTGCCTCTTGTTTTTTTCAAATACAGCTTCGAGCTCATCGGTCCCAGAAGTCAATGCATCAATCACGTCTTCGGGATCGCTTACTGCATCGAACTCATTGTTTTCGAGGAGCTCGACGAGGAGTTTCGATCCTTCTTTGTAATAATTGTTATTCGGGACCTCACCCGCTTCCCCGCCGGTCTCCGACTGTAATCGTTGCTCTATCATACCCGCCGCCATGAGCGTCTCGATGGTTTCGAGCATGTCGGTGTATCCGGCAGCGATCACCTCAGCGATCGCAATTCCCCGGACTTTGAATCGCCCAATGACGATCTTATCCACCATCTCGATAAGGTTTCCGACATCGAGTGAGGAAACTACACTATCATCGTCAATCGTCCGGTGGGGTAGAGATTCGACCACATTTGATACTGTCGTGTAGGCCAACTGTCAGCTCCTTAATCCCCGGCTTGTGTGCTGGATTTTCCCCCAGCCTTCTTCGGCGGGTCGAACGGCTTTTCTTCGACAACCATTCCGTGTGGCCTATCAAGAATCACGCCGTCCCCGCGCTTCTCAAGGATATCAGCCACATCCTCTTTATATTCCGTTTCAAAACCGGCCTTATTGCCTTTTGTATACCGGAACTTGACTCTTTTCATTTTATCCTCCGTAATATTCTGGACGGGAGCCGAAGCCCCCGCCCGATTGATTGTTTAGCCGTTGACCGTCTTGACGCACATCTGAAAGTACCCGTATCCGGCATTCCCGCGCATCTCTACGGAGTAGAGCAGTTTCTTGCGCATGAAATTCTCGACGCTATCCTCTTTGTCGAGTGCGATCAGCTTCGGTTTCTTGCGGTCCTGATAAATGAACGGCTTCAGCGGATACTGAAGAGCTGCCAGATACCAGTCGTTCTCATCTGAAAGCCTCGGGTCGACGATCAGGTTCTTGATCTGACCAGACCAGAAGTTCTGCTCTGCCACGGTTGTCGTGCCTCCAGTGAACTTCTGAGAAGTCACGAGCCGCGCAAAGAGCACCTCAAGGGCCGGTGGACAGATTATCGTGTCGCCTTCAATCTCCATGACCTCACCCACGTCATCGGTAAACATCATCATGGCGGCGCGAGCCGTTGCGAGATCGGCCAGAAGAAGCGCCTCGGTCGTTGCACCTGTCCCTGCAAGCAGGTTATCATTCGGTGCGGTCCGGTCCGCGAAGAATGCTGAACCATCATAGGCAAGGTAGGTCGTCCCACCTGCTACGAGGTCTGATACGAGTCGGCTCGGAAATGCTTTGGCCCGGAGTGCCAGGTCCTGTATCCTCGGCTTTATGATCCCGACCTGATCGTCTTCGATCTCGTTCCGATCTACGCCAATGGTGCCTTCGAAGTCTTTGTTGGTGATCGTATAGCTGTGATCTTCGAGCGATTTTACTTTCTTTTCTCCGATCCACTCACGGAGCGTCGGAACCTGTCCGATCCAGCCGTAAGTTTCGGATGCGGCTGTCGACGGAGCCCTGGTAAAGGCATTGTCATACCGTCCGCCTGGACCGGTAACGAGTGCCTTGTTGAACTCCGCCCTTATTCCCTTAGTCAATGCTACTGTATCTATGATCATGTTTTTATCTCCTCTCGTTGATTATGACAGCGCCTTGATGCGCGTGTCGATCCAGACGTACCCGGACTCATATCCTACACAGAGACCGAGCGGGCCAACGTTCGACGCACTATCGGCGAGTGTATCATCCGCCGACGCCCAGAAGAACGCCCCCACGTCTGTTTGTGCCGCACCGCTATGAGCCAGCTTGATTATACCGGTCTCGATCTCACACCATTCGATGTGCGATCCCGCGGCCACGATTTGTTTCTTCATGACACCGAGCGGGACTTCATTCGCTACATCTGCAGCGACCTTGATATAACCGTCCGTACCGATATTGACGATCGCTCCTTTATAGAGCGTATCTGCAGTCCCGGCGAGAACAGCAATTATCTCAGTCTGTCCCATGGTCTCATATTCTTTGTCAGCTGTAAGAGCCATATTTTTATCCTCCTCAGAATTAACTCAGCGCTTTACGCCGGAAATCGATATACAGGATG